CTGACTATGACTGAACGACTAACAGGCTGTGACACGATCACGGCAGAGCTCTGAGGCACGCTTTTAGTGCGTGCAGTAGCTTTGCTACGATCTGGCGCTTTGTTGCGAGCAAACGGATCGTAAGATACGTTAGGACCGTTAACAAGAGCAGATGCCTGGTTGCGGACTGCATTGCTAACTGCAGAACCAGCTCGAGCTCCGAGCGACACTGCGCTATTAAGAATAGCGTTGCGAAGAGGAGCGCGATACTTCTTAGGTATTGCAGATGCAGCCTTATTAATGGCTCCGACGAGTTCGAAGCCTTCTTCTGCGACATAGGGTACTAATGCGGACATGATATTGATAGAAATCGTTGGCGACGCCTACACCGTCGCCAATTGGGCGCCACACCGTGCGCTCGTTTAACGTCTTCCTCGATTTCGGAGGCCGACGTTGTCAACTACTGACGGTTACCGTTCTTTGCTCCGGCCCGACGATTATCGGGTTTGGCCACTTTAACGGGCTTTTCGACGCGAAGTGCTTTGATAGACACTTTAGCGACGGGCTGCACGGATGTGACCAAGATGGGCTCGCCGTCGACAATGATGTCGCGTGTAGGGGCGGCGGGCTCATCCGGTTGGCAAAGAGGGAAACGCATGAGCATCTCCAAGCTTCTACTATTCTGAATGTGTCGTCGAAGTCTCTCTCGGTTAAAACCGCCGAGGGTCAAGTTGACTACATCTTCCATCCAATCGCAGGTATTACGATTGGGGTACTGAACAGACTCAGGCGCAATCTCGTATACCAGACCTTGCCCGTAGTCTACGCGGGTCAGCGTGGTGTAACTAGTTATGCGTCTGTCGGCTTGCTTCGATGTGAGCACCGACCGGTCGAATCCGGTCGCAGCACGGGCTATCTCACCGATAATGGGTGTGTTGTAATCAGAAGCTGCGTAACCACGCATCTTCTGAATAAACTTCTGTTCAGGTGTGACATTTTGCAGGCGGACAGTAACGTGGAATTTGCTGATCTGCTTGCGTATGTCGCAACAACTGTCGGGATCTCCGTACCAGACAAGTGGAGAATAGTAACGAGACAAGAATTTAACGCCTAGGCTACCGTGACTGATAACCTCAGCTTTAAGCTTCTGTCCCCACATCTTGGCTGCTTTGACATAACTATCGGAACTCACGTTGGCGACGATACCGTCGTCACCGCCGCAAAATACGTTGTCGATTAGACACTGATATGCTTCAGCATGAGTACGGGCACGGCCGTCGACGTGCTGGTTCATGAAAGCGGTGAACGCAATAAGTGCGTTACAACTAGTGCCTGATACGGAAGTATCTTGACGTCCAGATGGTAAGCTAGAGACTAATTCGTATCGAAAACCGTTGTGGGTGTAGGCTACGAGATCAGTCGCGTTACGTAAGTAATTTAATATCAAGTCATGATAAGACTGGTGAAACAATCTAAGCATAAGGCGTCTCATGAACTCCATAAGGACGTGGGAAAATCTTCCGTCCCATTTGGAATAGTCAGAGCAGATGATGTGTGTGGTGCCGGGTCTGCTAGCGATCTCGGCAACGCGCTGTGCAATTTCTGCCGGAGTACGTGAGAAAGCGTACCACGGCATTTCGTACATATACTCGCTAAAAGGGTATATGAACTGGGCGAGGTGTAATTTTGAAAACTTGTCAGGTTCTGTGATCAGACGCGCGACTCCTTCAGGGCCGGCTGCGGCCTTGATAAAGCTGCGAGTAGTATGATCAGGCTGCAAGATATTCACGGCTTGTTTAAGAATGGCACGCTGAGACGGGCTGTTCTGTTTTTCGAAGACGACGTCTTCTTCAACAGGGTGCAGAATCCCGGCTGTAGGCGCGATAAGAACCACTAAGTTATCTATGATTTTGGTCATATACGGCGTTAGTGCAATGTCCTTATTCTCCTCGACTAATTTGGTGACGCGTTCAACGGCGGCTTCACGTTCGTTAGCCAAGCAGCTAACGGGAACGTAGGCCTCATTGATGAGCGGTGAGCAGTACGGTACCATCATCGGCTTATCGGTCGACGGATCGTAATCTTCAGATACTGGCTGAAAATGTTTAATACCTCGACCGACAGGGTATACTCGATCTGGATGAGAACCATTCTTCTTAGTAAAGACGTGGCGGTGATATGCAACTAACACGGCGCCAGCATCTTTATCGGCTTTCAAAATTTGAGCAACTTGCCCAAGGTTGATGTCGTCTCTCGTGATTGAACACATGGTGGCAATCTTGTCATCTTGCAAGGCAGTGCAGGTGACTACGTCGTGCGACATGGGGCGTGAAGTTGATCGCAACACCTCACCTTCGGTAATCACTTCCAATCTATTGAAATCACCGTGGTTTACGTTCAAGTATTCAAGGGTGTGATAGTTTAAAAGTTTTAGAAGGCCACCGGTGTGCGACCAGTGCCCCATCGGGGCTAGCAGAATTATCTGATGATGAGGGTCAATAGACCGTCGACTAACGTGATAAGCTGTGCAGGCGATAGGGACGCCAAATGTGTAAGAGAAGCAGAAAAAAGAATCAAGATTCCAATTCCAAGCTTTGCCGCGGTAACATGCACCACCGGCGACGCGATACTCGAACACATTGTTCGAATCAGAAACGAAAGAATAATCTACCCCAACGTATGCGACTGCGTTGGGGGTAAAAGTCGATATCAACACGGGACCATTATGTTTGGCAAGCAAGGCGGGCATGTCAACATACTGGTCAGTATCGAAAATGCACAAGATGTGCTTCTTTGAGTCAAAGGAAACATTGCTGTAGCGCGTTTTTAAATCTGTGTCCCAGAAATATTCACGGTTACCAGCAATGCCTTGCCGTTCATCAGCAGTAGACCGCTGATAGGAGTACGGCTCCTTACCTAAACTACGGACAACCTGGAAACACATCTCTCTTCCAACATTACGTGTGGAAGCTGATGCGGCGTGGGTGTGTCCGTTAACATGTCCTACGTAAACGTAGTCGACGTTTGCAAACGCCGATTGTACGTTCTGTAGGGAGATGTGATAAGGCTGACGGAAGTAATCTATGTAGTATGTGGCGAATCTACGCCATGGAATATGCGCAAGTAACATCTGTAACGTTACCTTGACAACGGCGCATATAATGATAAGAAAGAGTACAAAGAGGAATAATTTCTTGTATCTCATTCTGAGAATGGTAGAGACGGCATATGAAGTCGCTAACGCCGTGGCTACGTTGTGGATTTTAGGTCCAAGCAAAACTAACAGGGCATCTATATGTTCCATAGAGGCAGGTGGTAGTAAGGGACTTTACCG